GTCCATCAGCAGGGAGCCGCTGGCAGACGCGGTGTCGGTAACGTTCAGCTTCACGCCCGTGAAGGTCGTTGCGCCGTCGTTCCAGGTCGTCGTTAAATTTGAAATAGGTACGTTTGCCATGTGCTTGTCCTATGAGAAGGTCACAGTCTCAGCGACGTAGATCTGGTCGCCGCTGTCGGTGGTGATGAAGTTGCCTGCGTCGTCTACGAGGTAGTCGTAGGCCCAGGTGATGCTGCGGCCCAGCTTGCCCGCCACATAGTTCTCGGTACTCTTGATCTCGCCTTCCGTGCTGGTCTTGCCGCGCACGATCAACTGGTAGAGGGAGCCGTTGAAGGGCAGCGTGGTGCCGCCTCTGCGTCCGATGTAGAGCGGGTAGTTGCCGAAGTTACCTGTGCCTTGGTCGGTGGTAACAGTTTGTACAAGAGAGCCATTTTTGCGCGTGGTATTGATGTCCGCGCTTATGTCTGCAAGTCCAGTTAGAACGCCTGTAATCGGAGCCGTTAATTGATTAGCAAGCGCATTGTTAGCAATTATCGTACCGCTGGTTACAAAATTAAATGAGTTTACGGCTAAGCCTGTCGGAACTAAGAAAGCAAACGAGCCGTAGTTTGCACTAAATGATGCACTTAGTTCTGCAAACATACTCGCCGTCCCATCACTATTCTTCGTCACCCCAGCAAACACGCTCATCTCGTCGGTGGCGCTGAAATCAATGGATGCGGTACTGAGCGAATCGTCTGAGCCGTCGAAATAGAGGTAATTTGGGTAGTCCGCGCCGGTCGCGTAGGTGACCGTGCCGTTGCCCGAAGGGGCCGCTTCGATGCGCTGGTAGACGTTGCTTGGGAATACGCTGTTAGCTACGAGTTGGGCGCCCCAGATGTAACAACCCGAAGTGTCGTCAAAATCGACGGCTGTTGTAGTTCCGTCTTGTGACAAATAAACAGCCACTGATCCTGTCGCGTCAGTTGCACCCATCGTCAGGCCGACAACTACGCGATACCACCCATTTCCGGCGTTTGTAATAGTTGATGTGTGTGCGGCATCTGCTGAAACAATAGTTCCATTAACAAGGTCAACGTAAGTGTAACCGCTTGCCGTTGAGTCAAAAGAAAATGTCCTAATAGCCGCATAGCCAGTGCGGCCAGCATCTTTCAAGTAAAAACTTAATTTGTAGGATTGATTAACCGCTAAGGTTACGTTTTGATAAACAAAAATTGAACCAGTTCCGCCGCCGTTATTATCTTTGAGTAGGTCGGCTGTTGAGGTGTTGTCTGGGGCGGTTGCAGAATCTGTAGTAATGACAGCTTGCGCCGCTTTAATCCAATTTATGCCGCCTTGAAACTGCTCACTGTAGGTCAGCAGGTTGTACCGCGCCCGCAGCACCGGGCGGGCCGTTGAGGTGCCCTGGTAGGCGTGGTTGCCGGGGAGTTCCTTTACGGAGACGTTGGCAATCTCTATTGCAGACGTTGATGTTCCTCGTTTAATGACGACAAAACCAGACGTACTTCTGCAAATTCCTACGAAACTATATGTTCCAGCCGCAGCCGTGCCGTAATTGAAATTAGACAGTCCTGAACTATCAAGTCGCAACTGAAGATCGTCACTATTTGCTGTGGCTGCGCTTACTTTTGTAAAAGTAACCCGATAATATTTGTTTACGCTTAAAATACTTTGACTGACTGATGGGTATTCAGCCGCCCCGCCTTGCAAAGACAGAGTGCCGCCAGAGACAGTAACTGTTGAAGTTCCGGGCGTGCTGACAGTCCATCCCGTCGTCCCATCGCTAAAATCCCCATTCGTCACCAACTCCGGCCCCGGCCCACCCTTGCTCTTGTCCAGCAGCAACCCCACGGGCTGCTCAAGGCCGGTGACGGGCGTCGTACCCGCCGAGTCCTGATACATCGTCGAAAGGTCGCTGGGGTCGTACCAGACGCCCTCCTCGCCGCTGGCAAAGAGGGAGGCGGGGGAGAAAAGGGCGATCCCGCGCTCCACCAGCCGAACAATCGACCGGATCACGTCACGGGTCAACGTGCGGACAAGTGAAGCCACGGGCGTCTCCTTGATTAGAAAGTAGCTGTATCGTTGAACTGCTTGACGAGGTGGCCCATCTGGTCCACCACCTTCTCGTTAGTCCAATCCTTGTGGCCCAGCGTCCAGAGCAGGGCGTGGGACCACTCATGCCAGAACGTCTGGATGACGACTGACTTCTTTAGTGTTTTACTGACGGGCAGCAGGTAGATCGTCAAGCGGTCGGGGATGAAGACACCATAGGCGGGGACGCCCGTGATCTCCATCATCTCCTCCTCATCCTCGACCAGCTTGACTTGGAATGTATGGCCGCCCAACTGGAACGACTTGGGGATTCGCTTCATGGGCGGCCCCAGCTCAGAACAGGTCGATGCCGGCGTTGGTGCTGTTCAGCACACGCCGCTCAACATCCGAGCGATACGCCGGGTCGGTCTTGTACCGCACGTCCTGCATGGCCTTGACCATCTCAGTGCGCGACCTGAAGACCTCCCCAGAGAGCGCCTCAGCGGACGCACGGGGGCGCACAAGGCTGCCCCGCTGGCCGTTCTCGGCCTCGTAGCGGGCCTTGAGGCCGCGTATGGCGTTCAGCCTAGCGCCGTCGTCGTTGCCGAACACGGCATGGTTGAAGGCGTCCTTCTCGGCCTGAGACATTGCCGTCTCGGCCCAGGAGGTCATGGCCTTGTACGACTCCTCGCCGCCCACCTCACGGTGCGCTTCGATGACCCGCAACTGGCCGACCGCCTTGACGCCTTCCAAGTACGCGTCGATCTGCTCTCGACTGATCCCGGCCTTGCTGTACGCCTCGTAGGTGGCGTCAGTCAGGGCACCAGACTCCGACAGCTCGCGGGAGGCCTGCTCGCCAAGCGCCTGTAGGGACGCCTCGGGAACCGGCTGGTCACCCGGCTGTTCCGCCTTGGGCTCCTCCTTGGGCTGGCCGAGCTTCTTCTCAAGCTCGGTGTACGCCTTCTGGAGATCCTCAATGGACTTGAACTTGCCAAGGATCAGCTCGGGCTCCGACGGCTTCTCCCCTTCAGGGGCGTCGGCGGCGGGCGGTGGGGGAACATCGACTCGCGTCTCGCTCCCGTTCGCGTCGGTATGTGTCGCGGTCACACCGCCCGTCTCGGCCTTTGCAATCATCGCCGCGTCGTACTCCGGGGTACCCGGTGCCGGCTTCGTAGTGTCAGTCATGAATCCTCCTCGATTCGTTTACTGTGGTGAGCCCTGCTTCGCCATCGCCCCAGCCACCGGGCCAGCAGCCTTGTCCACGACGTTCGACATCATGGCTTGCTGCTGCTCGGCCTGAAGCTGCTCGGGGGACTTGATTAAGGACTGCACGTCCTCAATCCCGTAGCCCGTGCCAAGGCGTAGCAGGATCTCCTGCGGGTTCAGGTAAGACAGCCCTTGCGGCCCTAAAGAGTTCGCAAGGTCAGCTATGAATGCCCGCAGCTTGTTAAGGGAATGGTTCCGGCCGAGGGCCTCAAAGCCCGTGATGATGACCGGATCGACCGTGTCCTTCGGCAGGGCCGGGATACCCTTCATGCTCGCCATCAGGCGGCGCACGAACGGCAACTGGAACTCCTGGGACAGTACGGTATAGACGCCACCCAGCACGTCCTCCAGCTCCTGAGCCATCATGCGGATTTCCTCCGCTGTGACGCGCTCGGCGTTCCGGGTCACCCCAGAGCGGAGCAGGAAGGCGTGGGCAAGGCGGGTCTCCAGCCGCTCGGCCACCGAGTTGGCTACCTGAAAGTCGGCATACTTCTCCATCTGGAGGAAGGCCACGTCTTCCGGGTTGCCGGTCACCACGTCCCCGCTCTCGGCGTTGACGATGTCACCTGCGTCGGTGGTCGCGTTGGGGCGAACCATACACACGATCTTTGCAGCAGCCGTGGAGAACTGGACGATGGCCTCGTTCAGGTACTCCAAGCTGCGGAGGTCTCCGAGGTATTCCTCGACCTGCCCCCGTCCGTAGTCCTGGCCGGGAACGGCACGCCACCGAAGCGGCATCCATTCGCCCTTGCCAGCAGGACGGCGGCCCCGAGAACCCGGAACCTCCACGTCGTTAATCTCTTGCCAGTACTCCTCGGCACCACGCGTCCACGTCACAATCGTGTAGATGTCCACACGGTCGTCGGACTTGTGGTTCACCTTGCACGCCGAGAGAACAGCCTCGTCCAGCGTTGACGGGTGTACCGACTCCAGCACCACCGCCTCGACAGGGTTGCCGGACGCATCCCTCAGGATGCAGAACTGGTCCAGCCTGAACACACGGGCCTCGTCCGGGGACGGGACGTGCATCAGCGCGTTGCCGGTGACCACTAGGTGAGACAGCGTCTCAAAGACCAGCGGTCGGATGGGGGACGCCTCGATGCCGTGGGTCACTTGCCGCTCAATCTGAGCGAGTGCCTCCTCGACTTGGGCCAACCCTGCGCCTAGATCAGCGGCCACCTGCTCATTGATCGCCAGCCGGAAGAACGCAGTCCCCGGCGGGAGCAGTGCCAGCAGCAATTTGGAGGCGAGGTTGTTGACCCCCCGTGCGCCGATGCTCTGGTACGGCGTCGGCAACGAGGCGGTGTCTGAGTGCCCCTGCGGGGGCAGCAGGCCGGGTATCGTCAGAGCCGCGCAGTCCCGCGCCCGCTCCAGCGTCCCAGACCGCCGGCCCGACATCTTGCTCCACCGCTCCTTGGCGGCGGCACGGGTCGGCATAGTGTCCATTTACTTGATCCTCAGTGGGTTGAGGCCGCTTGAGGTGGCCCATACGTCTTGATACCCAGCCCCAAAGACCGGGAAAGCGCCCACCGAAGGGGCCGCTGGCTGCCGCTTAGAGGGCACGCCGAGGTAGTCAGGGGCCGCTCCAGGGGTCGCTAGGTCCACGCGGAGGGCGTTACGCCCCTCGCGGATGCCGCCCACGCCACCAATCGACAGACCGTCGAGGTACGGGTTGCGGAGGTACTGCGGCTTCTTCTCCTCCTCAACCTTCTTCGGCTTCGGTGCGCTGCACATGGGCTACTCCAGAATGTTGCCGTCGAGACGCCGGTCCAGCCGGTCCCGAAGGGAAATCAAAAACTCAACAATGTCCCGCCTTCCCGCGTAGCGGTGGGCGTCCTCCGGGCTCTCCCCCGGACGGATGCACCGGGCCGGGAAGGCCTCGTCAAGGGCCGCGATGAGGTCACGGCTGGCTGCCGGTAGCGTTTTCATGTGTTGCCTCCTCGCCACAAAAGTCGCAAAAAAGCCCCCATCACAGACTGGCTGTGTGGGGGCGTACCTATATGTGTAGGTATAAATGGTTGGTAGGGTTCTACCGGGGACTCACCCCAATTACGACCGGGGCGGTACCCAGAGCCGGGGCCGCTTCAACTGGAAGTCCCAGTCGCTGGCCCGGAGGATGCGGGCGAGCCGCGCTTGGATGATAGCGTCTTGTTCTGTAAGGCCTTTCCGCTCATAGGCAGCCTTAACAAACCCCCAGGCCTCCTTGGGGCTCTTGGACTCCAGGACCCCAAGGGCCTCTGGGGACCGCTCCCCGACCCCCTTGGCGCCGGGGTAGCCGTCGGATTGATCTCCCACAATCGTCTGCCACATATGGAACAGGTCCGCTTGTAGCTTGGAGATCTTGCGGGGGGCCTCGTCCTTGGCCGGGTTGAACAGTAGGCCGGGGATGGTCTGCATGTCCTTGTCCTCGGACACGATCACCCGCTCCCCAGGGATCAGGGTGGGGTGCGTGGCGAGGATGCCCATACAGTCGTCGGCCTCCAGACCGGGGCGCTGGTAGGTCTTATGGTTGTCCCTGAAGTGGGCCTTGAGGGGCGACAGGTTCGCCGGCTTCCGGGTGCCCTTGCGGTTCCCCTTGTACTGGGGCCAGATGGCCGTACGGAAGTTCTCGCTGTCGGTCAGGCAGATGACCACGTCGGTGGCCCCGAGGCTGTCCGCGAGTTCTTCGATGTACTCGTCGGCCAGCGTCGTGGCCTCGGCAAGGTCCGAGGAGACGCAGGGTTCCTCGGCCTTGCCATCGAAGTGGAACACCTGCTCGGTGGCGGCGCTGAACTTGTACGCCACGATGTCGGCGTCGAGCAGAAGTGTTCTGCGGGCCATGTCAGGTCTCCTGTGCGCGAAGGTAGGTGGCGAAGAACCCGCCGGTCCCGTCTTGGAACACCATCATGCAATTGACGGCGCGGTCGCCCCACTGGCTCTGCACGCAGAACATGATGTTCCGGTCAGCCAGCTTCGGGACGTGGATGAGGCGGGCGCGGAACAGCCCCCGGTCGTCTGGCTTACCAGACAGCGGGCTGTACAGGACGGCCGTCCGGGTCTCCCCGGTCCACTCGTCCAGCAGGTCCGAGGTGTACGTCGTCGAGGCGTGGGCTGGGCGTACCATCGCCAGCATCAGCAGCGTAAGCAGCAGGACGACGCAGGCGAGGATGCCGCCAAAGTGCGTGTCGATCTCACGCTTGTTCATTACTTGATCCCCCTGACCGACTCAGCGATCTTCTCGGCGCTGCGGCCCACCACGTAGCCACCCACGCCGATGGACATTAGGCTCCACAGGTCGGGCGGCAGGTCCAGGACTACGG